TAAGTCCTGCTCTGTTTTTGCAGTCCCTTCCATGTCCAAATAAGAACCAAAGTGACCTCCTGCTGCTACGGTTTGTGTTCCGTCATCAGCCTGTGAAGTTGTAAAACTTTGTTTTGGGTCTGCTTTCTTTGTTAGCTTTGTAATACTAAAGCCGAATAGTTCTGCCATAATTTAATTTTCCTTTGTTAATAACACTTATACTTATACAAGTTGTTAAAAGGGGGATTTTACTCCCCCTCTTATTAATGTTAAGTAGTAGTATTTGATTCAAAGTATTGATATGAAAAAGTCACATCAAACGTTTCAATCGCATCAGTAGTTTCGTAGTCTAATGGAATCCCACCAACTGAAGTAGGGAAAGCCCCTCTCAGTGTATAAGATTTTATAGTATTACCGTTTCTATCTAAATGATCTAGGAACGCATCAACTTGATAGTCAACTGGGTTAGTTAAACCTTCGTTGTCAGTCATGTTATTGATACCGTTCTGCCATCTTTCAAAAGCATTCTTTACTTTGAAATTTGTATCATTGTAAACAGTTACAGTCCACGCATCTATTGTTCTATCTCCAGCAATCTTTATATCTCTACCTCTGAACTTTACGTCTATTGACCCAACGGTCATAGCTGGTAAAGCTGTAGATTTACATAAGAAAGCCATATCTTCTATTTCGCCACCAACACTTGCATAGCCAGGAAAAGGTAAAGTTACCTTAAACTGATTGGCTCTAGCGCCACCGCCTGCAAGTTTAGCTTTGAAGTCATTAATGTTTGCCATTTTTTATTTCTCCTCTACTAACCTGCTACTTCGTCAAACGAAACGCCGGTTCTTGTTGCGACAAAAGATAATGTGATAAAGTTGATACTTCTAGCTGGTTTAATAAATATCTCAGCTATAAATTCATTTCTATCAATTACTTCGCCTGTGTTGTTAGTTTCATCACATACTACTTGGAAGTCTGTGATACCTCTTCTGCCTTGTACTTCTCTTAGGAAAGGCTCAACGATATTTCTAAAGTTCGCTCTTGTGAATTCATCATTGAACTCAAACAATTGAAATTTAGAAGCAGTTGAAATTGCCTTCTCTAATACAATAAACAATCTTCTTACGTTTATTCTATCAAAAGCACTTGGAGTTGTTAGACCTGTCTTATCGCCAAACAAGATTGTACCTTGACCTGGGAACGTAGCAACTGGGTTGATACGTGCTGGGTAAAGTTGATCTCTTTGAGCTTTAGTAGGGTTGAACGCTAATTTAACAGCGCCTCTAACAATACCTCTGTTGAATCCAGCTGGTGAAAACCAACTATCAGCAACAGTATCTGTTCTCGCAGAAAGACCTGCCATATCACCGTTCAATGGAACAAATCTGTATATGTCAGCATATCTGTCATATTGGTATTTGTATCCACTATCAAAAACAACATATGAAGACGATCTGATTGCATTGAAGAATCCGATTACGTTTGACATTTGTGTGTTTGAGTTAGTGATATTAACTACATCTGATCTTTGTGGTGAAGCAAATACAACAGCGTCTTTTCTAGTCTCTGCAATAGTGATTAGATTATCAACGTGTGTTGAACTTGAAGAAGGTCCAGCCATAATTAAACCAACATCAACTGTTTCAGCATCTTGGAATTTCTCGTATGCTGTTTTTAGTTGACCATCAGTTACTGCTGATCCTACTGCTCCGCCTGTTAAAGATTCAAGTGTAGGGACATTTACTGCTGTGAAAGTTATTCCAGTAGCAGCTGATCCCCAATTAGTACCTGCAGAGTTGTGGTCCATCCAAAAAATCTGTGAAGATTTATTGAATATTACATCTGCGTAATAATTGTTATCGCCTTGTGGAGTTTTTGCGTCACTTGCTTTTGACATATTAGAAAAAGCTTCTATAACTCTTCCCGGTTCGCCAGAAACAACGCCATCTTCATCAACGACTACTACATGGATCTCATCACCTGAACCGCCTCTATCGGCTGTCCAAGCTGTAGTTCCAGGAGCTCTATCTACTGAATCGTAATATCTCCATCTTCTTTTTATTTTACTATTATCTACTAACGCTCTCTTTAAGCCGCCAGCACCTCTAGGGTGTTGAACGAACTGTAAAGTTTCGCCTGAAGCAGCAATAGCTGTTACTCTGTAAAAGTCTCCGTCATCATAATCGTCTGTACTTGCTGTTGTAGAAAACTGAATAATATCTCCAACATTAAATACGTCTGATTCGTCAGTTGTAACAATAGTATCTCCTACTGCTATACTTGAGTCATCAACTAATGAAGTTGAGATTGATTCGTAAGCTGTTGCAGATGGACAAGTTGATACTTGTAAACTGTTTCCATGTGCGCCAGCTGTTCTAGCAGCAAAAGATCCGACTGATCCTTGACCTGTAGAGTAGTTATTTTCGTAATCCTCAGTATTTTTTATTAAAACACCTGTTCCAGATGTTGAAGCATTTAATACTGAAGTATTTTGGGCTCGTACTACACGCAAAGCATTACTATATTGTAAGAAGTTAGCCGCTGTGAAAAAGTGCTCAAAGTTTGTTGAGTCAGGTTTTCCAAACGTATCTACTAATTCTTGTTCACTAGAGATTGAAACAATCTCATCAATTGGACCTTTACTAAATTGTCCTGCGACTGCACCAATTGAAGTTGATACTGCTGGGATAATGTTAGTTAAGTCTCTTTCTTGTACGAGAACACCGGGTGATACTTGAAATGCCATAGGTTAATTCTCCTGTTTAAATTTAAATTTATCAAAATTCGTAAGTTTTCTTACGTCCATAGTCAAACATTTTATCATTGTAGATATTTATAATAGTCTTAATTTACGGTTATTGACCTTTTCGTACAACAGGATACCATCTAGTCCCATATTCATCTATGGAATCTTCATTTGTGATTTCATCAATTCCATTATCTACAAATCCGAATGGGGCCATGTCTTGTTCTAATAGTTTCTGTTGTTCTTCATACATCTGGTTTCTGATGTTTGAGTCTGATAATTCTTTAAAGTAGGGTTGATTAGATAACCACCCAAATATAACTAGACACATAATCAAGTCATCATTACACCCCTCTTCTGCCTGCCATGAGTTACCTCTACGTGAAAAAGTGGACATTTCTTCAATTATGTTAAAGTCATTAACTAATATCTTGTCACCCTCCACAAGCGTCTTAAAATTCGCACAACCTACCTTTTTTATCTGCTTTGTCATTCTTACCCCTAGTGATGTACCTCTACCTGAGAACATCGCTCCAAGTATTTGACCCGCCCTACCCCTTTGAGTAGTCATCAATATATTAGGATATTCTAACTCATAATGCATCGCCTCTGATATAGATTGACCTAAGTCATTGACTTCAACTAATACATGTGCTTCATTATACGCCTTACAAGTTTGAGCAACTACGTTAGGAAATACGAATGGTTTGATTTCATTATTTTTGTAAGTCGCAACTATTTCATATAATATCTTACCACTATCTGATTTAGTTACGTCCACTATAATAAAGGCAGAATAATCTTTACCTGTACCTCTGGCTACATCAACACACGCAACATACAATTTATCTTTTTCAGGTCTCTTAAACATTCTCAATCCACCTTTAGATTGTATTGCGTCTATGTAAACTGTGTTCTTAATTTTTGCTGGTGAGATAAGAGTATCGACTGAACCTAAGAACTCACACTCAAACTCTTGTGAGAATTGTTCCTCACTAGTATTTCTGATTGTCTTCTCTTTCCATTCCTGATCTCTACCTGGTACTTCTGACCAATGTACTTCAATAGGAATATAGTCATTGTTCTTATTAACAGCATCTGTCCATATCTTATAAAACTGATTCATACCATGAGGTGTAGATACTATAATTAATTTTGTTTTTGTACCTGAAGATATAGTAGGATAAACTGAACTAAAGAATTGTTCTGATATATTTGCTGGTACGAAAGCAAACTCATCAAGGAAGATTATATTAAAAGAACCACCCCGAATTGCTGAAGATGAAGTTGCCGCAGCGACTATGGTTGATTTGTTTTCTAATTCAATATTACCTTTGTTCCAATTGAGTACACCTTGTTGCATCCATTTAGGTAAGTTTTCATAAGCAAGTTGTAGTCTTCCTAATATATCTCTCGCAGTAGATGATTTGTTTGCTAGTATCGCTATGTTTGAGTTAGGATTAAACAAAGCATAATGTAATAGATAAGAAATTGTTGTTGTTGATTTACCAGACTGTCTAGGTAATTTACAAATAGTAAATCTATTGTTGTGAATTGTTCTTACGATCTCTTTTTGAAAGCCATACATCTTAAAAGGTACAAGACCCTCATCAAGTGATACAATACGAACATAGTTTTCCATAAAGTATAATGGGTCACTCGCACACTTTTGATATTCTAAAATTTCTTCTTCAGAATACTCTACTGCTGTATTAACCTTCTTGAGGTTTGGATTACCAAGATAAGCGTTTGCTGTGTCTGACATTCTAATCCTTTTTAGGTGTTACGTTTACTGTATCGTTTTCTGATTTACGTTCTACGTTTGTTTCTACAGTCTTCTTCAACAACATCTTTTGTAACTCTGCTGTTGATCCTACGAACAATGCGTTTTTAATATTTGCGTTAGCAGTCTTAGGTAACTCTTTTAAGTCTTTAAGTTTTTTTTGTAAGTCTTGTAGTTTATCTACTGTTTGTCCTACTTGTCCTATCAATTGACCAGCGACTTCGTAAGCTCTTGGGTGTTGTCCTTCTCTCGCAATATCTAGTATGCCTTCTATTGCTTCTTGTCCTCTTTCAATTAGATTGTAATAGTTTTCTCTACTATACGTGTAATCATTATCCACATCTGCTTTTGTCTTATCTTCAGTACGAGGGACAGGTGGCTTGACATCTTCTTTTTTAACTAATTCTTTTGTGGGTTCAGGAGTATTGATTCCTAAAATCTCATTTACCTTATCTTCTAGTTTTGTCATAATATAATATATATGTTATTCGTCCACTCCGGTCTTAGGATTAAAGTTCTTACCATCAGTGAATGATGTTATTGATGTAGTAAATCCAAAATCATCATCAGCGTTAGCAGATGTTGGATTAGGAATTACGATAATTCTTTCTTCTCTACTTGCCTCTGGCATATCTGTATGTAGATCAGTTTGTACTTTTTTGATAACTCCTGAGTTAGTCATAGGACCAAATAGATATGTTTTAGCAACAAAGCTTAATGTATATATAACTGCTCTACGAGTTGTATATTCACCATTATAACTGTCTTCATAATTAACACTATTTAATATAATTGGAACGTCTCTTTTAATATCTAACTCGGGTATAGCAACAACTGTAACAGTATAGTCTGGTTGAAAGAAAGGAAGTATTTGTTCTACTATTTGTAATCCACTTTCAGCAGTTGCTGTAAATATATTTAAATTATATGATATACTGTAAGGAACAGGTGTATAATTAAAGTTCATTACTTTACCATCTTTACCTGTCTTAACAGTTTTGTATTTTTGTATTCTTGTTAATTTACGAGAGGCGTCATAGTTGATACCTGATATCTCAAAACTCATTCTTGGTAATGTGATAGCAAATTCTCTCCTATCTAAATCTGGTTGTTGATCTAGTCTCGTTAAAAATTTTTCTTTTGGAGCATAGGCTAATGGAACTGAAATAGTTTGCTGTGTTTTACCAGCAGAATCTTTATGTTTAATTTGTATTTTGTTAAACAATTGACCAAAGGCCACTGTCATACGTCTCATGCTCTCATTATAGAAGTATTGTCCAAACATTAAAATCCTCCTCCATCTGGATCACCAAACGGATTACGTTCTGTGAAATCTAGTATATCATCTTGTGTTGAAGCAGTATCAAAACCTGCATCTTTATCTAAATCTAAATTATCAGCATATCCAGATTGTTCTTGTATAGAATAATCTTCATTGATAAAGTAATATTCTTCTCCGTCACCACTATCGTTTTCTAATTGTAAAGCTCCTTCAGCGTCAAGGTTTTCTGATATTGTAATTGTAGGAACTGTTCCATGATAACTTGAACCATCTACATTTATATTAATTCTTGTCACTACACCATCGGTAAGTGTCGCAGTAGCAGCTGCCGTTACAGCGCCACCAGGAGCAGAAACTACAACACTTGTAATACCACCAATACCTGTAAGAGTTGGTAATACAATTGATGTTAATTTACCATTTGTTAATCCAAGAGAAGTAACTGCTAATGTTTGTGCTTGAAATGATGGATTTAAATAGTTAATTGTAATCTCTGGTGTTGATCCATAACCACGACCTGGATTAGTAATTGTTAATGCTGTAAGTGTTCCACCTACACTAGTTCCTGTTACCGTAGCATTTATAGATGCGATAGATGGTGCCGATATAGTTAAAGTTGGTGCTGTTTTAAATCCTTCTCCACCAGCAAGAATAGGTATGCTACTAACAGCGTCATTTGAAATTACTGGTGTTCCTAATTGAAGACCAAACGTTCCACTCTCTAGTGATGTTTGATGTAATCCTTGATCTAATGAGTATGCCTCTTGTGACATATCAATATTTTCAACACCTGTGTTTAATTCCTGACTTGAATATTCCCAACGAGTACATTTTAATTTGTAAACTGGTAGTTGTCCTAATTGAAAGAATGGCTCTTGATCTTGTACGAATTGTATTTCAAAGAAACTATCCATTAATGGG